TTTAGATAAAAATGATATTGAAGGTCTTTATCTAAATTTGGATATTTATTCATCTCATTTACAAACATAATTGCATCAAGATGACCCGATAAACAACGATTAATAATGAATGGAGGATATTCTTTAATCAAATCTGGATCCTCTTCTATCAAGTTCTCCTTTGTAAAGTTGATAGAGTTTAACCAATCTTTAAGTTCCATTATCTTATAATTTGTATATCTTGATCTTCAGTCCAGAGTTCGACCTCAGTTCTAAACCTATCCTCAGACTTTAACTTTTCATATCTTTTACCAGCTTTCTTCTTCCACCACGCAATAATATTATCTAGATAAAACTTGTCCCAATTCTGACCACGAACTAACTTCTCTTGTTCACCAAGCATAACTTCACGAACATTACCATATCCATAATCAGATGTATAAGATCTTTTTCTTTGTGTGAGAGTAAAGGCATTATTGATGACTGCGTTGAATTGATTTAGTTTTTCCTCTTGACCATGTTCTTTCAAAGAGTTCTTTGTCCATGAAATCATCTTAGTTTGTCTCTTCATTTTTTTAGATGAAACATAACTGGGAGTCACAGGATTATTATCATTGATTAAAGTAAATCTATCATGAAGTTTATGAAATGCTCTATCATGAAGTAAAGGTAAAAACTTACTGTCAGTTAGACCCTTAAATCTAATAAACGGTTTTAATCCATCATACTGTGATGCTGATGTCGTAGATCCATATAGAGAAGTTGTTTCAAACCATCCAATGTCTTTTTCAAATACTTTATTGAGATGCTCTCTTGCAAAGTGAGATACACACATCAATGCAAGTAATTTACCACCAAGACAATTATATCCAAAAGGTTGAGATGGAACAATCGCAAAGCCCATCACAGCATGACGATTGAATATTGAAAGATTAGCTGGTTGACCCAACCATTCATTTCTTGGTTTTGAATTAATCGTAGGTGAACCAAAACGAATGAATCCAATTATCTTTTTACTATTTTTTTCATATACAATCCAACGTAACTCTCTACCGGGAATATTCTTTTCAATAATCGCGGATGATGTTGCTGTTAAAAGTTCATGATAATATGCTTGAGGAACTGATTGTTGAAATCTTTCACCAACAAACTTAATCTCAAAATCCATGTCCTCTGGATGAACATCCTCATTAAAGAATTCATCCTTTAGAGAAACAATTGATTGACCTCTCTCTTTAACTGCTGCTTCCTTAGTGAAACGAATGTAATCTTCAATGGTATTGAATCTTCCAAAGTAATCAATAAATTCATTAGCAGCCCATAATGTATCTACTTCACTTAATATCATCTAATAATAGGCATTTCATATGGAGCACGTTCCACTGGCACTCTTTTTGGTTTAGGAGTTGTAAGAACTTCTACAAGTAAATTAATATCAGCAGATATTGCATCACCAGTTTCTGACATTCTACGATATCCAGTGCCAACATAAATTTGTCCGGCAACGACAGCAATAGTTGCTATACCCCAGAATAGATAATAACTTGATGATTTCATTTGTGCTTTTCTTTTTGTAAAGGTTGATTTAGTCATTTAATGTGTGTTGTAATTTATCCAAGGTTTCTTGCATCCAAGGTTCCCAAGGATTACCAAGGGGTAGATTCATACCTTTATACATACGATTCTTTTTTAACCATTGTATGTATATACGTAATTCTTTTTCAGTAAGGGTGACATTAAACGTCATTTGAAAGTACACTCCACCATAATTTCTGTTAGACATGCTAACACATTTATTTCTTGATCGGGGACTGTCTCTGCCCATGATTGATATTTAGCCAAAATAAGAATGGCAGCAGGAATAGAAGTAGGTATCATAGTTTTATAAAAACTATCATAGATAGTGCGAAATAATATATGAGGTTCATTGTCTAAATTAGAATTAACCCATTCTCGTGCTTTTGGAAAATTCTTTTCTTTAAGAATTTTAGCAAGTTCATGAATAGATACTTCATAAAGAGTTGCCAATATACCAGAGTCTATTTTACCACTGACAGAATATCTTTGACACTCATTTAAAATTCTTCTCCAATCAGGAAAATGTTTATTGATTAATTCAGCAATAACTTTTTTGTCATAAGGTATTTTTTCTACATCTAAAATATAAAGTAATCTCTCAAAGAATTTTGCTGCTAGTCCTTGCTTTTCTTTACTAATAGTGAAATTGACAATAGTGCAGCGTGAACGAAGGGGTCGAATAATTTTATTTTGAAAGTTACAGGTGAAGATAAATCTACAGTTGGAAGAGAACTCCTCAATATTTGCTCTGAGAAGGAGCTGTACGTCGGGAGTGGTATTGTCTGCTTCGTCAATGATGATGACTTTATGTTTTTTGTCACTCGTAAGAGAGACGGTAGATGCGAAGTTCTTTGCGTTGTTCCGAACAGTGTCAAGAAAACGACCTTCATCCGAGCCATTAATAACATAATAATCTACTCCTAGTTGTTCGCATAGTGCTTTTGCTACTGTTGTTTTACCAACACCCGGTGGGCCTGATAACAACATATTTGATATCTCACCTGCCTTAACAAAATCTTGAAATGTTTTTTTGATACTTTGAGGCAAGATACACTCATCAATTGTTTTAGGTCGATACTTTTCAACCCAAATAAAATCACTCATTATTTAAAACCTTTTTTTGGTTGTGGTTTGTCAATTACCTCGACTACTGGTTTCTCAAAAGCAGTTCTGTTCCACCAGTATTCTTGGACTTCATCCCATGTCTTAAGTATAACATGTTTATCTTTAAACACAAGTTTATAATAATGACGATCATAGGGTTCATCACTTGTTTGCCCAAAGTAAAGAGGATCGTCTTTTCCTATTAACTTAGTCATCATGATCATCCCATGGGTCTGTTAGATTTTTGTTTGCAAAAAATCCTTTGTATACACCATAGCCTGCTAATATAATCGTAATTACTGCAATTGATATACCAAAAGTATAATCAGGATTAAATGCAAAGTGTGGTATTAATGTATCATTACACCTAGCAATCTTATCTGGATCACTCCAAGTTCCCGGTAAAGTATAAACTGGTGGGCATGCTAAAAAAATCATTCTTGTGATCTCCATGTTTTTCTCATTGTAACATACTTTTCATCGTATGCTGCCTTGTCTCTCATTTGTTTGAAAACGCTTGCAGAACGGGACTTTTCACAGTGTAGTGCGGTTGGCGACTGCGGTGATACGGAACCATCTCTAGCGTACTTCTTCCCACTAGGATGATTTGCATACCGACGGGAGCGTGTAAATCCCATTTCAAGAAACTTCCTTGCCATATCCATTCCAATGAAGTCTTGTTGCTCCTTATAGTCACAAAACATGGAGTAGATTTTATCAGCAGATTTGCGAGCGATAGTTTCATTTACAAACCTCCAATGAGCGCATATATCGTTAGTGTAAGGCCGTACCAATAGCACTCCTTGTTCTCCCCTTCCAATACGATAAAGTTTGCGGTTTTCTTCAATTGTAAAATCAATGGTTTTGTAATCGAGTCCATAATCAAATTCCTTCATAATAATCTGTCGAATGCGTCAGAGGTAACTTCATTTGCTTTAAAAGCTTCACCTAAGTATTCTATTGCTTTTTCGGGTAGACACTCATCACTACATGTAAAAATGTCACACTTTGCAATACCTTTCTCAGGCCATGTGTGAATACTTAGATGACTCTCTGCAAGTAGAGCAAAACCAGTTACACCTTGAGGTGTAAATTCATGATAGTCTATTTTTAATATCTTAGAGTTTGATAAAATCGAAGCATGAAATAAACTATTACGAACATGTCTTGCATCATCTAAAAGATCTGCAGAACATCCCTTGAGATCAAATAGAATATGTTTCATGATAACCATGCAGGTTTCTTAGATGGGTCACGAAGATAGTTAGATGCTGCCCAAGGTTTGGATGAAATATATCTTTTGTACTTAGTGAGAATATCAATGCTTGCATCATGCTTGAACTCATCAGGCCCTGCAAAGGCAAATGGTGTTGCTTTCTTATGACATAATAATGTCTTGCCAGTTTTGATTTCAAATACTTTTTCTGCTGCATTCATTGCTTTTTGACATGAATGTACTTTACCATATCTGTGTGTATACTCTTCAAGTAATCCAAAACCATGCTGTATTAACCATGCAGTGTTGTATATATTTTCTGCTGCCCAGATGGTGCATGGATGCCCTCTGAAGGCACCTTTCTCTGTGTTGTATGGTGTTCCATCTTTCTTGGGTAATAAGTCATTACCCCAGTTGAAATACCATTTAGAATAAACGACTGCCAACATCTGGCAAGTCTCAAGTGGCATCTTGACCACATGTTTATCAGGCAATACTTGTGCCGATTTGTTTGGGTCAGGATCAGTAACAAAAATGTTCATAATAAAAAGATCTTACTTTTAGTATAACATATTTTTATTCTTTAGCAATATCTTTTATAAATTCTTTTTTTTCATAATCAAATCTAGGATGTGGATTAGCTGGCACCCAAGGATTTTTTGATACATTTTTCAATACAATAAATTTATCCTTTGCAAAAGTTCCCGCAACTTGCACTTCTATGTCATCACCATCTTTCCAGTTTATTTCACCTTTGAGATTAGTATGTTTCATGGCCTCCTGTATCTTGTCAATGAGTTCTTGAGTCAGTTTCATTATTCAAATGTTGAGTCTGGTTCAAGTGCGATGTAATACTTTAAATTATAATCTCTACTTACGAATCTTGATAGAAGTTTCTTAGACATCACAACATCATAAGTTCCGGGAAGTATCTTGATGTTCTCAACTTTAAAGTTAAGAGAGAATGTTGCATCTGTTTCACCAACAACAATCGAGAAATCATTTGATGTGTCATTCTTCTTATCACGAACAAGAAGTTTGACAACACCATTTCCACCAACAGCAGACAAATCTGGTAATTGATATATTGCAGCAGCCTTAAGTAACTTATCTAATTGCTCTGTGCTCACTGTAAATGATACATCTTCACTTGGAAGTGTGATATCTTTCTCTGGTGGTGTAACAATTACCTTTGGGTCAGCAAAGAAATATTTTGATCTCATACGACCTTCTTTAATGACAACATAAGATTCATTCTCAAAGTCGAGACCAGGCTTTTGATGTAGTGCAAGACCATTAAGGAATTGGTTTAAATCGTAGATACCAAAATCCTTTGGAACATCTTCTTCAATTGTTGCTTCAGCAAGAATGTTTTTCATCACAGATATAGTTCTGAGTTCTTTGCCTTGCTTGAAAAGAATTGATTGATTGATATTAGAAAAATTCTTTAACAGAGTCAAAGTTTTATCAGAGATCTTCATAGTTTTTGGACGTAATTTCATTGTTTTAATTGGATAGGTTTTATCCATATCCCCATAAAGAGTTTCATATGCTAAACTCCATGCGTTAACCATATGTAAAGAGGAAGTCATTTACTAGACTTTCTGCTTCTTCTTTTCCAAACTTACCTGCAAGATATCCTGCAACTGGGTCAAGTTTAGTCATATAAGAATCAAAGTCTTTGTATTCACTGGTATCATTACCAGTGGGTTTCTCTAATTCTATCATATCTTTGTATTTCGTCAAGTATGTTGTGAACATTTCAAGATGATCATCAACTTCACTAGCCGTACACTTTGCGATATAGATGTTTTCAGAGAAATGATTACCGGGTTCAAAGAAACGATAGTCTCCTTCATGTTTTGGTAATCCATCCACAGAGAAAGGATATTTTTCTTTAGGATGTTGAAAGTCAAATACGATGATGACTTTCTTTTCAAAGAATCCCATCAAGTCCATACCGAAACAAGGGAGATTACTACCTGTCTTTGGATAGATGATGTTGTTATAGATGCAAGACTTATCACTCCATATATCAACCTCTCTTGCTTTGATTATATTTGGATTTGTATAAGTCTTTGCAATAAGAGAAGTTCCTTTACCTTCCCATCTAGCCCAAGTATCTCCGTATTCTAAATCAGGAAACACGGAGAACAAGGTCTTTCTATAATTATCCCACAGTTGGTACATCTTCACCTTCTTTGAAATCAACATCAGCATCTACTTTGTCATATAACTCCATGAATGCTTGCTTTGTCTCATCATCAAATCTGTTGACACATACTTCGATTGCTTTTGCTTTGTTCTTGAAGATGCCATATGCACGAACGATGTGAACCAAACGTCTTGTACTAATGATCTCTTCAACACCACCATCAAAGAATGTCTTACGAATGATGTCTGCCCAATCTACAAGTCTCTTACAGAACTCAGACTCACCTTTAACACCAACTTCTGCCATAGC